TTTTTTGAGTCGTAAGATAACGAGATCAGAACACGGATTCAAAATGTTGTGACGGGAAGTACTGGTCCATGTCTTCGCGGGTGCGAGTGTAGGGGACACGGAGGTGACGAGTCACTTCATGTTGATGGGGGAAGTGGTCTGTTGGGATGCTGAACTTTGCTTCGCCGAATAGGACGATGTCACGTTGGGCTCGTAGTTCGGAAGGTTGGAAACCTTTCCGTTCTAGGGTGTGATAAATATCACGTAGTAAGCCGATGACAGTCTCGCTTTGGTAAGCGGAGGCGTAGGCGAATCCACAAACTTTGGCCATAAGCGTAGATTTCCAAGTCGATTTGCCGACGTTCCGGGGATGGAACAATTGAGCAAGGAGCTTGGTCATATCGCGTGTGGGATAGCCATTGTTGTTAGTGTAACCGAGGACGGTAACACCATTGGGATTAGTAGTTAAGTCAGTCTTCTCAGGACGAGCGATGTGGTCGAAGTAGTACGTTGCGTACCATTGGAATTCGGCCTTGAACTGCTCATGTTGATCTGCTGGGATGCAGAACACTAAGAAGATGACGGAGTCATCGCCTTGGACTAGGATGCGGAGCTTGGTTGTGTCGAAGCCCATGGCATCTAGGATAGTGTAGATCATGATCAGGTTGTAGTGCGAGTCGAGGAATTGCGTTATAAATAAACCAGAAGGGATACTTCGGTAGCGACGATTGTACATTGACTTGTCTGGTAGTACGAACGGCATGTTGAAGCAAGCGTCACGTTGCCAGTTCCAGAGTCTTTCGAGTTGGATGGGGTCAGTGGTTGTCGATTTGTAGAAACGTGTGGGAATGTAGCCTTTGTCAAATTGGAAGTAGGTGCGCCAATCGTCAAAGATTTCACGTTGCATAGAGAAAAGCGAACGAAGATCAAAACCGGACCAGTCAACAGTGCAGAAAGTCTGAAAGTGAAGGCGTGGGATGGACATAGCGTCGTGGAGACGTTGCATGCCACCGAGAATGGTTTCGAAACCCCAGAGGAGGGGATCGTTTTGCGATTCGATGTAATAACGGAACAGAGGCCAGAAGAACATTGCTTGACACAAAACATGGCGTTTGGAAACACCGTAAATGACGCGAACTTTCGTTTCGTCGGTTTTGGTAAGAGCGGGCTTAACATGAATTTTCATGATAGGCCAAAGTGTCTTTGGGTCTGTGATTTCACCGCGTTTGATACGATGGAGAGAG